CAAAAGAAATTAACGGCGCGATTAAATAGAGTTTTGAAATCACAGGCGAAGAATTAATGGGCTTTGAATCGGCTTTGCAATCAGCTATTTTTACGCAATTAAGCGGGGTTATTAGTTGCTCAGTTTACGATTCGCCCGCAAAAAAACCAGCTTACCCCTACGCGGTAATCGGCGATGATAGCTTCATTGAATTTGATACAGGCGACACCGTTGGCCGCGAAGTCATCTCAACGATTCATATTTTCGACAATTACGATGGAAAAAAAAGAATTAAGCAGATTTTTGGCGAGATAGGCGCGGCATTAAATCGCGTTAATTTTGCGGTAGCTGGCAAAGATTTAATTAATTGCGTTTTTGATGGCTCAGATATTTTTTTAGACGCCGATGGCAAAACTTTCCACGGCATTATTAATTTTAAAATTTTATTAGACGAGGGGTAAATTATGGCTGGCAATGTTGGTCGTGCTGATGTAATTAAAAAGAATGATGTGGTAATCGCTGGCGTTCGAGAAAAATCGTTATCATGGGCTGGCGAGGCAATTGACGTTACTAGTGATGAAGACGGGGGTATTCGTAGATTGCTTGCTGAATACGGACAGCAACAATTAAGCATCTCGTTGAGCGGTGTATTTAAAGATGATTTAACGTTTCGCAATATCGCGTTAAACACTGGAACAACAGGTCACTTAACTGACATTACATATGAGTTTGAAGATGGTAGTGAAATTTCCGGACCGGTACTTCTTGTGAGCTACGAAGAGGGAGCCCCGTACAAAGACGCAACAACTTTTAGCGTTTCGCTCGAATATTCAGACACTTGGACATTCACCCCCGCGCCATAATTTTTTAGGTGATTTATGTTTGAGAGAACCATAAGCGAGTATAAAGGCGAGGAATTAACAATTCCCGCCACTCGCGTTTTTGGATTAATTGCAACAATTGAAGAGCACATCACTATCCAAGAGTTGCACGACAATCCAAAAAACACGGCCATAGCTAGCGCGTATGCGGCGGCCATTCGCTACGCTGGCGGAAAAGCAAATCCCGCCGATGTTTACGCAATGCTATTTGATACGAATAGCGCGTTAAATATTCGCGCTGCAATTACCAATTTAGTGATGATGATGGTGCCGCCAAGTGCGATAGCTGCCGCCGATACCAGCGATGATGACACTAAAAAAAAGAAGGAAGATTAAAGCTTGTTGAAAACGCTTACAAATTATTTGTGGGTGCGGGGTGGGTGACATCCTCTGATTTTTGGGGAATGACACCCACGGAATTATGGTGGCTTTACGAATCCAAAGCGCCAAAAGATAAAAACAACCCAGCTGGCGCCGACTGGGACGCAGCTTACGAGGCATTAATGAATGGCTGAGCGTAATGCGAACATAGGTGTAAAAATCGGCGGTGATGTAACGCCGCTTCAAAATTCTCTTAAAAAAGCAGAGGCGTCACTTGCCAATTTTACCGGCATGGCCAAAGGCGCCGCTAACAACTTAGTTAAGCTTTCCGTTGCCTCAGGGATCGCCGCTGCCGGCGGCCTTGCTGTAATATACAAAAGCACCGCAGCAAGCGCAAAAGAAATTAAAAATCTATCCTCTTTGGCTAATGTCTCAGTTGAGACAATGCAGCGCATGAGTTATGCCGCCGGAACCGTTGATGTGTCGATGGAAAAGATGGCCGACATACTCAAAGACACTAACGACAAAATGGGGGATTTCTCGGCCACTGGTGGCGGCGCTATGGCCGATTTCTTTGAGAATATAGCCCCGCAAGTTGGGTTGACGATTTCCCAGTTTAAAAGGCTGTCGGGTGATGAGGCATTGCAGGCGTATTATAACGCTTTAGAAAAAGCCAATCTTTCACAGCAGGATATGACATTCTACATGGAAGCAATCGCCAGCGATTCTACTGCATTGATTCCACTTCTAAAAAATAACGGGGCTGCACTTCGCGCTATGGCAGCCGAGGCTGATGATCTTGGTGCAGTTCTATCAAGCATTGATATTGCCCAAATCGAGGCCGCTAACAAAGAGTTTAAACGGGCTGGGGGGGTGATTCGCGGGGCTGGCCAAGCAATATCCGTTGAGCTTGCGCCTTACGTTGAGGCTGCTGTAAATAAATTCGTGCAAATGTCAAAAGAGGCGGGTGGATTTGGAAGCATAGTTGAAGATTCATTCTCTAAAGCTGGTCGAGTTGTTGTCTTTGTTGCTGATGCTGTACGTGGACTTGAGGTTATTTTTAAAGGTTTGCATGTTGCGGCCGCTGGTGTCGGTACCGGAATAGTTGTGGTATTTAACGGCGTTGTGCAATCTGTTGATGATTTGATGCGCAGCATGATCGACGGTGTTAATACTGTTACAGAGCAGTTAAACAGGCTCCCAAAAGTCAATATTGACATGATCGGGTATCCTGAATTTGGCCGCGCAGTTGATGATATTACTCAGTTGAGCGTTGCAAATCTTCAAATGCTTGCAAGCGAATTTAATGCGCTAGCAATGCAGCCGCTGCCAAGCGAGGGTGTTGAGCAGTTTTTAAATACAATAAAAGAGAAATCAAAAGAGGCGGCGGCAGAGGTTGCTGCTATATCGAAGGCAAGCTTTGCTGAAGATAAGCAAGAATCTGCGTTAGGCGAGGATCCAAAAATGAAAGCGCTGAAAGAGCGCTACTTAACTGAGGAAGAGCTCCTACGACAACACCGCGAAACAATGTCAATGATTGGCGAGGAGTATGACGCGTCGCAATTCTCTAGTGAAGAGCAGTGGAGAGAAGTAAGGGCACAGGCAATATCTGAGCACGTTGACGCGGTGAGCAGGATAAGGCAGGCCGAAAAGGTTAACGCAATAAATATTGCATCAAGCATGGCCAACAGCGTTATGAGCCTAGCCCAAGGGCAGTCTAAGAAAGCGTTTGAATTAAGTAAAAAAGTTGCTATTGCTTCCGCTGTAATTGACGGTTATAAAGCCGCAACTAGCGCGTGGGCTGCTGGCATGGCAACTGGTGGCCCTTGGGCTCCAGCAATTGCTGCGGCTTACACGGTTGCATCTTTAGCTAAGACGGGGGCGCAAATAAACGCTATCAAGTCGCAATCATTTAGCGGCGGTGGTGGCCAAAGTGATGCTGGTGGTTCATCATTCCCTACTACTGGCGCGGCAAGTGGCGGTGGAGGCGGCGGGGCAATCGGCGGGGGAAGTGGTGGCGGAAACGCTGGCTCAGTAGCGATTAATTTACCTGCCGGTGCTATAATTCGCGGTGACGCACTTCTTGATATGATAGAAGAGGCGGTAAATAACGGCAAAAGTGTAAATTTCCTGAGAGCGTAAAATGCCAATATATATTAGCGATGGATTATTGTTAAGCGAGGCCGTCCTAGGTATTGAGGCTGGTTATAATTCACCGCGAATAGGTATACAGAATATTAGCAATAAGGGGAATATTTTTGATGCCGCTAACACGTTGGCAACCAATCCCGCTTGGTTAACCTCTATTGAGTCAACTGCTGAGCGATGGAAAACAACGCCGGCAACTTTTCACACTTGGGGGACTAGCGCTGATGGTTTAACAGATGTTGATTATGTCGGCATAGCTGCGCATCGCGGTCTTGTTGGGCGACAAGTTGAGATTCGATTCGTTGTTGACGGCTTACTTCAAACAGTTTTTGGACCTCAAATAATTATTAGTTCAGAGCCTATTTTTGTTTTGTTTAACACGGTAAAGCCGACATTGGTTTATGTTGTAATTAGCTCGGGTGATGCGTTTGATTTTGAAATAGGAATAATAAATATTGGTAAAACCGTTTTCTTGCCGCGAAATATTTATGTTGGCCACACACCGATAACGTATGGTCGCCAAACCTCAAAACAGATCGCCACTGGTGATAGCGGAAGCTATTTAGGGCAGCGGCTAACAAAAATAAATACTTCATCTAGCGTAAGTATGGATAATGTGCCGCCAGATTTTTACCGCGATTATTTGTATTCGCAATTTCACATCCCCAGTGAAACAAAGCCGTTTTTTTGGGCGTGGAGGCCTCAAAAATACCAAAATGAAGTTGGTTTTGCTTGGCTTGATGGTGATTTTTCAATAAATAACGCGCGCCCAAATGGGTTTATGACGCTCAATTTTAACATGACCGGATTCGTCAATAATGGGTAGTATTGTCGCAAATTATGTAGAGTTCGATTTGCCGTACTGCGCCGAGACTTTCGGCGTATCGCCATGCACAGCAACCGGTGTGCCGTGCTTTAATACGCGCAATTTATCGCATGATTGCGGCGACCCGGACAACTATAACCCAGCGACAATTACAGTTAGATTCGCAGAATATAATGGGTATGAATTTTGGCCAAGAGATTCTGTTTTTACGCTGCCAATTCTTGAGCGCGTAAGCAGTTCCAGCGCAAAAATAATGCCGGCTGAGAATATGGGCACAAGAGCCATTTGCAATATAACATTAAGAAACGGCTTATCAACTATGGCCGGTCTCGATAAAAACATAATTTCCCGCGACAACGATTTTCAACGAGGCACATTTTTAGGGAAATTCAAGGCGCGGTTTCCTTACATTTTTGGCTCGCCTGTTCGGGTATACAGGGGCACGGTTGGGGGTGAATTTTCTATTGAGCATTACACCATAGATGATTTCAGCGGCCCCAACAATTCTGGCGGAATGCAGTTTAAGTGCGTTGATTTTCTCAAGTTAACTAATGGCAAAAGCGCGCAATTCCCAACTCCAACTGAGGGTGTTTTAATTGCAGATATTGACGCGATAGCTACAAGTTTAACGATTGAGCCGGCGGGCATTGGCGATATTCAATACCCAGCCAGCGGGCGTATTGCAGTCGGTAAAGAGGGTATGGAATTTACGCGCGTTGGAGATGTGTTTACAGTTACGCGCGGCATCTATGGTGTAACTGAGCCACATAAAATAGGCGACAACGTGCAGTTGGTCGGGGAATATTCTGCGCAAACCTCTGCTGATATTATTTATGATTTAATCGTGAATTACACGCCGCTTGATGCGTCATATATTGATTTGTCGGCTTGGCAAGATGAAATAACAGACTTTCAAAGCGCTCTTTATTCCGCGCAGATATGTAAGCCAGAGCCCGTAAGTAAATTAATTAACGAAATAATAGAGCAGGCTGGACTAATTT